AGCTTCTGCGCAAGCAGAGGTTGACGCGATTATGAATGATAGAAGTCACGCTTATTGGGATAGGAAAAACCCTGTAGGCCGTGAACAAGCCGTAAAGAGAGTTGCGGATTTAATGAGTCAGATACATGGATGAGTTAGATTATCGTTCATTAAGGCTTGAAGTTTTAAGAACTGCGTTAGAGTTTGGTACGCAGAGAGATGTAGTAAATCCTGACCTCCTCTTTGATAAGTATTGGGAGGTGGTCATGCAGGGTAGCGGAGAAATCCGTCCTAAAGACAATCGGAAAGACGATAGCTTAACGGTAGCTAAAAAACCTAGAAGTGTCCGTAAGGGTAGCGCATCGCAATTACTGTAACTTAAACCTGTGAAAACAATGGAGACATGATATGTCATCACAAATCACCACGGGCTTTGTACAACAATATTCTGCGAACGTGCAGATGCTATCACAGCAGATGGGTTCTCGTCTTCGTGATGCGGTGCGTATTGAGAATGTTATTGGCAAAAATGCCTTTATTGACCAAATTGGTGTAGCGACAGCGCAGCTTCGTACATCAAGAAATGCCGACACACCTCAGCTTGATACCCCACACGGGCGTAGACGTTTGAGTCTTGCTGACTATGAGTATGCAGACCTGATTGACGACCAAGACAAGGTTCGTATGCTTGTTGACCCGACTTCATCTTACGCTATGGCGGCTGCTGCTGCTATGGGTCGTGCGATGGATGATGTCATCATTACTGCTGCAACAGGTACAGCCTCAACAGGCGAAACTGGTAGTGGTTCAGCATCCCTAGATGCAACCGCCAACTCTGTTGGTTCAGCATCATCAAACGATGGATTGACTGTTGCAAAGCTAACTGAAGCAAAGCGTAAGTTAGACCTTGCAGACGTTGACCCTTCTATCCCACGTTACATTGCAGTTGGCCCAAAGCAGATTGAAGACTTGCTTGGAACAACTCAAGTAACTTCATCAGACTTCAACACCGTCAAGGCGTTGGTATCTGGCGATGTGGATACATTCATGGGCTTCCGCTTCATCATGTCGAACCGCTTGGCTGTTTCTGCCACAGATGTTCGCACATGCTTTGTGTGGGCTGAAGATGGTCTTACATTGGGTATGGGCAAAGATGTTTCTGCCCGTATTGATGAGCGTGCAGATAAAGGTTACGCAACCCAGGTTTACTATTGCATGAGCATCGGTGCGGTGCGCATGGAAGAAAACAAGGTTTGCCAAATCTTCTGTGACGAAACCCCTGACTAATAGGAGCTAAAAGATGACTACTAAAAACTCAGACTTAGTAGCGAATCTTGAGGCATCCCCTCAAGTCGCTAACGATGCCCAAGAACTACACGGCGTAATCCGTGTGGCTCAAGGAAACGTAGCCTTGGCTGCTGGTGATAGCACTGACGATGATATTGTTATGCTTGCACCGATTCCAAGCAACGCATCCATTGTATCTCTGCAAGTAGGCGCAGATGCTTTAGGTGGAAGCTGCACATACAATGTTGGTATCTACACAGATGCTGGCGCTGTTAAAGACGAGGACTTCTTTGCTACTGCCGTTGCCGATGGCGCAGCATTAGCAGAGCTTCGTTATGAGGCCGCTGACCTAAACACTACAGGCCAGAAGATGTACACAATGGCTGGTGATAGCTCTGACCCAGGCGGGTTCTACTACATCGCTGCAACATTCGCAGCGACAGGTGGAACTGGCGGTGACATGGCTTTCGTCATTCAATACGTTGTAAACTAAACAATGTGGGGGGCGGTTCTGCCGCCTCCCATACATCTTTGGAGGGGATATGATGAAGCCGTGCGGAGACTTCCGCTGGGATTTAGAAGTAGGTCAGATAGCTGAACAGTGGCTGGGCGGCATACTCAGTGGAAACACTATAGAGGTAAAAAGGGATTTTGTAGCTTCACGGACGGGGAATGTGTTTGTGGAGTTTTTTTGTAGAAACAAACCAAGTGGCATAGCTACAACACAAGCAACACATTGGGCGTTTATACTTGATGATGAAACTGTGGTATTGTTACCAACAGATAAGTTAAAGATTATAGCAAGAGAAGCATACAGGAAACGTGGCCCTGTTATGGGCGGCGAGAAGAATTTAAGCAAGGGCGTACTGATTAGAGTTGAAAGGCTAGTAAACCATGCCATCAGTTGTTGATATATGTAACCAATCACTAGACTTGCTAGGCGCTGCTACTATTACAGCCCTAACAGAAAACTCTAAAGAAGCCAGGCTTTGTAACAGAAACTTTGAGTTAGTCCGTGATTCCGTGCTACGCGCACATCCTTGGAACGTGGCTGTAACCAGAAAATCATTACCTCAAGACAGTGACGCGCCAGCTTTCGGGTTTAACTTTCAGTACACGCTACCGACAGACCCGTATTGCTTACGGCTTTTGTCATTCTGGGATACCAGTGTTGATAATGAGATTGCGGCTTATGACAGCAATGTTATGTACAAGATTGAAGGTCGTAAGATTTTGTCTAACGAGAATGTCTGCAAGATTATATACATAGGACGCGAGACTGATACTGAACAGTATGATTCTTTATTAACATCCACAATAGCGCATAGACTGGCTTCTGAGATTGCTTATGGGGTTACAGGCAGTTCTAATTTGGCGCAAGGTATGCAAGGATTATACGAACAAAGGTTAAGAGAAGCCAAATCAATAGACGCTATGGAAGGATACCCAGAACAGCCAATCGCAGACACCTTTACTAACTTTAGGTTGTAACATGGCCCGTGTATCCAGCATTATTACGAACTTCCGAGCCGGTGAAATATCACCAAAGCTAGAAGGCCGTATTGATTTACAAAAATACAATGAAGCAACTCAGACTCTAAACAATATGCTTGTGTATCCATCTGGCGGCGTAACACGCAGACCAGGCACATTCTTTGCTGGGCGTTCAAAGGATGGCGGCAAGGTTCGCTTAATGAACTTTGAGTTTAGTGATGAGCAAGCATATGTTTTAGAAATGGGCGAAAACTATGTCCGTTTCTACAAAGATGGCGGCTTACTTACTAAGGCCACAAAAACAATTACAGCCATTACCCAAGCTAATCCAGCAGTTGTGACGTCTAATGGTCATGGCTTTTCTAATGGAGATAGGGTGTTTATCAAATCAGTTGCTGGCATGACTGAACTAAACAACCGAGAGTTTACTGTAGCCAGCACTGCTACGAATACGTTTGCATTATCGGGAATAAATAGCACTGGCTTTACTGCTTACAGTAGCGGTGGCACTGCGGGAGAGATTGTAGAGGTTACAACAACTTACAGTGCTACTGAGATATTTGAGATAAATTACACGCAGTCTGCTGATGTTATGTATTTGGCGCACAAGAGCCATGAGCCAGCAAAGTTAACTAGAACTTCTGCTACTAACTTTACGCTTACAGATATTGACTTTGTTGATGGCCCATATCTTGATGAGAACATTACCAGCACTAAAGTTCACGTTTCTGCGAACACAGGCAGTGTAACAGTCACTGCATCATCTAGCCTTTTTTCTTCTGATGACGTTGGTAGGCTTATAAGATTGCGGGAAGTTATAGAGGTTGTGCATGATGCTTGGGCTGCTAGTACGGACTATGCCCAGAATGATTTAATTAGATTTGGCGACAATGTTTATAAAAAGACTGACTCAGGAACAGATGCAAGTGGTACAACCCCGCCTGTTCATTTGTCTGGCTCAGAAACATATGGCGCTATAACTTGGCAATACCAGCACAGTGGTTCCGCTTATCTAAAAATAACAGGATTTACAAGCGCCACGGCAGTTACGGCTACATTTAAAAATGATGAAGGATTTATCCCAGCTAGCGTTGTAGGCTCTAGTAACAAAACAGCTAATTGGTCATTAGGCGCATTTGGTGGAGACCAAGGTTTCCCACGGGCTGTTGGCTTCTATGAGCAACGATTATACTTTGCTGGCACTACAGGCCAGCCACAGACGGTATTTGGCAGTGCATCAGCAGACTTTGAAAACCACACACCAGGCACGTTAGATGATAATGCAGTAAACCTGACGATTGCATCTGATAAGGTAAACGTCATACGGCATCTGTTGCCTGCGCGTTTTTTGCAAATCCTGACTACAAGTTCTGAGTTTACGCTTTCCGGCGGCACAGGGTCTACACCTGTAACGCCTCTGAATGTGAACGTACTGCGAGAAACTACATTTGGCACATCTGACATTAGACCAGTCAGGGCTGGCAACAGCACTATTCTTGTTCAGAAAGGTCAAGAAAAGGTAAAAGAGATTACTTTCGACTTGGACACTGATGGCTTGCTGGGCATTGACTTGACCATTTTAGCAGACCACATTCCTCGCGGTGGCCTTATAGATATGGTATGGCAGCAAGAGCCAGAGTTAATATTATGGTTTGTGCATAGTGACGGGCGTTTAGTTGGTCTTACCTATGACCGTGCAAACGCTGCTGTTGGATGGCATGACCATCATATCGGCGGTACTAGCGCACATGCCACAATCACAGTCAGTGACTACGCTAACATCGCTACAGGCACTACACTTGCGTTTACAAAGTCCAATGGCGAGACTATCACGTTTACATCAGAAGCGTCTGGTGCTTCATCACCATCGTCAACATTAGGCTTTAGACCCCACTCAAATAACAACACAACAGCGGATAATATATTTACTGCTGTTAATGCACATGATGATTTTGTTGTAGAAAACCCAGCAGCAGCAGTTGTGACTATTAGGGAAGTTGCCCCAACAGCGGGTGGATTACTTACCATAAAAAGTTCAGATACAACTAGGTTAACCACTACAGATGAAGTCCGTGCAATAGTGGAAAGCATTTCAGCAATCCCCAGCGGTGCAGAAGACCAAGTTTATATTTCTGTAAAGCGTGTGATTGATGGCAGCACAGTACGTCATGTTGAGCTTTTAAAAGCCATAGAGTTTGGTAGCGATGTAACTGATGCGTTCTTTGTCGATAGTGGCCTTACCTACGATAGCACAGCTACCAGCACCATTAACGGTTTAAACCACCTAGAGGGCGAGGTTTTGTCCATCCTGGCAGATGGCGCAACACATCCCCTTAAAACTGTTTCCGCTGGTTCTATTACTTTAGACCGCACAGCATCAAAAATTCATTTAGGCTATGGGTACGCTTCAACAGTAGAAACATTGCGGCTAGAGGCCGGTGCTGATGATGGCATTGCGCAAGGCAAGATAAAGCGTATTCATGGTGTGACAGCACGGTTCTTTAACACAGTCGGTGCGGAACTAGGGCCGGATACAGATAACCTAGATAGACTGCCGTTCCGTGACAGTAGCATGTTTATGGATGAAGCTGTGCCGTTGTTCACGGGGGATAAAGAAATATACTTCCCATCTGGATACGAGACTGATGCGCGGGTTGTAGTAAGGCAATCGCAGCCATTACCTATGACAGTGCTGGCAATCATGCGGAGGTCAAACACTTTCGATGCTTAGGATTGTGCCATTTAACTCTAGTCTTATTAACAGCATTGAGACTGATTTTGACTTTCCAGAAAGCATGAGGGCTGCGTTTGACAACGGGCAGCAAGTGATTGGATATGCAATCATGGGCGACAAGGACGTTGTTGCTGTTGGTGGCATACATGAGATGTGGGCTGGTGTTGGCGAAGGCTGGGTTGTTTTGTCTAAACATGCGCCGAAATGGAAGCTGTCACTAGCTAGGTATGCTAAGACACTGTTTAGTAGTATACTGGCGACAACGAGTTTACATCGTGTGCAAGCTAGTATTCACATGGGCGACCCAGAGGCGATTAGGTTTGCTAGATGGATGGGATTTGAAGATGAAGGTATTATGTACAAGTTTGGGCCAGACGGTAGT